CCAAAGTAAGGAACAAAGGCATCCAAGAAATTTGAAACTTCAGCTGTTTTTGTCTTGGAAAAGTTAACCGTTATATCTTTGGATTCAAACAGGGCCTTACTTCTGGTTGCGTAAGTGTCGCCCTCTTGCCTTAAGATGCGCCGGTACTCGCCTAACCTGGGCAGCGTTTCCGTTACATCTGCTATGCGCTCTAAAGCGGTAAATGGAACACTTAAAAGCCTTCTGGCGTATTCTACGGGATTCTTGATATTGCTCAAATCGTAATAACCCGGGGTTAGTTTTGCTTTAGTGGTGCGCAAAAGATTAACATCAGCACTCACAGCGGTAGCATGTCCACCGCCCATTGCCCTATATGACTTTGCCGCAGCCCTATTACCGACAATATCTATCAGCGCCCCGGCAATATCACCGGCCCATGTCACCGGACTATTGGTGCTCTTGGATGCCACGTAGGACATTGGCAAGTCACGTACTATGTTGCGCCCAAGGCTGAATACAGGGTTAATGCCTGTCGTTAATAGTTTCATTTTACTGGTTATGGACCTGGCACCCTCAACAACTATGTTCTGCGCTGGCGTTGATAGGTTGGTTAATGCCTCCAGGAATGGCAGATCGTTAATCCGCACATTTACCCTCTCACCATTTACCCTGGCAGCAACGATATTCTTCATATTAAGGTTAGTTACTGCCGGGTCAACCAGTTCACCAAATACCTTCATGCCGTCCGGGTCTTGGCGCATCATTGAAATAAGCCGCTGAGAAACCTCGTTGAGTTTTGCTGCTTTGATGTAGGCCGGTACCCGTTCGATAAGAGTTTCCAGAGACTCAATAGTTTTGCGTTCTGATCCCTGTGCGCTCTTAATCGGGTTGGGTTGGTCTACAAAAGAGCTCCGGGCACCCGTGGCACTGGTAACGCCCATTTCAACATCGTCTAAAAGCCGCTGCATGGGAATATAGTCCGGGTACTGCTGCCTCATGGCTTGCCATTGTGCTTTTGAGATCATGCCAGTATCAACAGCCCACTTTTCACCAAAGTCCTTGATCCATTTGGTGTAATCCTGTGCTGCCTGGGCCATCCACGGATGAGTCTGGTCATATTGTGCAACCTTTTTACTGGCCAGGATTTCATTCATGTTTAGAACTTTAGGGTAGACCTCCATGCCCTGCGCTTCCCATGATTTGAAATGCTTCAGCTTTAGGTAGTCCTCAAACTTGCGCCATTCCCCTTTTGGCACCTTTTTAACTATCTCCATTAATGGTGCGCCGACAACATTACCCTGAGAATCAACCATACCCTTAGTTAAAACGTGTTCTGCTATAGTTTCAGAGTTGCTGGCATTATGGGCAAGAATAAAAGTTCGCTCGCTGGCTGGTAGGTTTCTGCCAATGTTTTTCGAGTACAACTTGTCAACGTCATTTAATCTGTTGCGGCCATCCACCGTCTTATAATAGAGAGTCTTTATTTTGTTAGCCACATTAACTGGGGCAAACCTCTTCAACAATGACTCCCTGTCGGTTTTTGCCGTGATTGTCTCAATGGTCGAAGGTGGTTTCAGGCTTGCCGGGCTGATGCCGGGAGGTAAAGGCCTGGATACCTCTGCCGGTTGCGCTGTCCTAAGGGTTAACGGCTGCTGTTTGTTGGTTTGAGAGGTAAAAAAATCATCCTCTAGCATTGTGCTTTTAGGTGATCCAATGTTTTCCTTGACTCCTCCCAGACTAACTACCTCTCTAATTTCCTTACCGGCATTATCTACCGTTACAATACCGTCATAGCCATCCTTTTTAATTGCGTTCGATAATTTCAATCCTTTCTTGCCGCCATACCTTTCAGAAAGTATGGTTTTCCATCCCCCATGACCGGCTGTCCCATACTCAATAATCAGTGGATTTTTAAATGTTATATTTCCAAATTCATGGCTTGGTAAGTTGGTTCCCCATTTTGGATCGTGAAAATTAATATATTCCCCTTTAGGCTCTATATCTTGGGCAAATGTTGTACCCATATTGGGGGCTTTTTCAGTATTTTTTCTGAACGGTATTGTTATAGAGTTGTCGTTTTTGGGAACGTAGTTTCTTGCTGCGGCCTCTTCTGCACCCATAGGCAAAGAAGGTCTTTGCCCAACAAATCCCCTTTGCCGTATAGATCCAAAATCTGTTGAAAACTCAGGGATAAGCCTTTGCCCTCTCTGGTTTTTTATCTGGTCCCCAATATCCATACCGGCCTTAAAAACATCCTCCTTGGTCTTAGGCTTAAGGGTGCTTCTGAGGGCATCTCTAAGAGGAATCTTTGATAAAGCCTTAACAATCCCAGAGGCCGCCACATCACCAGCGCCAAAAATTAAGGAGTTTTTAGCAGCAGTTTTCGTAATGTCGCCAAGTCCCTGCCCTTCCCCTAATCCTTCCGCAGCGCCATAAATACCGCCCGTAGCCGCCCCCCTGAGTCCCGTCCTGGCTATCCCCTGCGGTGCTTCCCTAGCTAATGAGATAAGCCTGTTTGGGAGTCTTGTGGCAATATTCTCCGCTGCCGGGGTCAGTCTCTGTGCCCCACTTTCAACAATCCCTATAGCTTTGGGTGTCTGCATAATGTTTTTTGACCCGGCCATTGCCTGACCGCCTGCACCGTTTGGCACAAAAAGACCCAAGCCTGCACCCAGGAACCTAGCCCCTATGTCAACATATTTGTTCCCGGTCGAGGGTGCTTCCGCTATGGGTGCGTTTGGTATGGCAACATCTCTCATGGTACGGGCTAAAACACGCTCAAAATTGGCAGGGGTGAGGGCCGGTACTTCTCCGGGCTGCATAGCTAAACTGCCCTCACGCCGCTGTATCTCTGCCAGGTCTGCGGGATTGTTTGGGTCAAGCTGGTTAGGCCTTGATATGTCAGCCAGCTTCCTTGCCGGGGCGCTTTGATTTATGGCGTAACCGATTTGGTCAAGGATTGACGGTCCATTTGCCCTTGTCTGCTCTGTTTTTATGAAGTCAGTTAGTCCGGTTCTGTCTACCGGGGCAGGCTCGGCAGAATCAAAGACCCCTTGCTTTACCAGAGCATAGGGGTCTAGTTTGGGCCTTGCCTTAGGCTCCACCGAATTAAAAACGCCCTGCTGGACCAATGTGTTAGCGTCTAGCGTAGGGCGTTTTATAACCGGGGCAGGTGCCGGAGCAGAGGGAGGCTTCCTTAGCTGACTCCTTGCGTTTTCGCCAAGATCATCATAACTAAGCGAACCTTCATTTACTTTTTGCTGTAAATGCTGCTGTGCCCATTTAGGTATCGCCATAGCATTACCCTCCGTAATTCATTTTAGTGTACATGGTTTTCCATGCATCATATATCTGTGCAAAGTTGGACATGTCGGGAAGTAACCTATCGTCATTTGCCACTTTATCAGAAACCCAGTCATTCATATTTTTACGACTGGTTTCTTCCTGTCCAGCCGTCAATCCCCCGCTGCTCCCACTCGCTTTCGCCAAATACCTTTCCTTATACCACTTATCCAGGGTAGGCTTTCCGGTGTCGGGGTCGTACCCGGTTATCTCGGCCGTATCCTTCCGGATTCCCAGCGCATCCATAACAGCCTGTCGCTTCAAGGCCGTTTGCTTCTCCCTCTGCCCGGTGGTCATGCCCTCTAGGCCGGTATATGGGGTATCATACTTTTCCGCACTGGTCTGAAAACCGCTTCCCGGACTATTGCCCCAATATTGCTGTGGCAACTCCATCGGACTCCCGCCAGACTGCATATAAGCCGCCCGTGATGCATTAGCAAGGGCATTGGCTGACTGCCTCCCGGCCTCATCCGTAGCCTGCCCGTACTGCCCCCCAAGCCTGGACAAGGCCTCTATGGCAGGCTTGGTTCTTGCTTCGCTTTGAGACGCCATTACTCTTTGAACCAGTTGGGAGGCCAGATCCGAAGCGTTATACCGGGGAACTTCATTCCCGTAGCCTTGATAATTTGCCATTTTATACGCCCCCCATTCGCAAGAGTGCTTCTCTGAGTGCATTACTGTACTCAGCCTGATTTGCACTGTTCGCCAAGTTAGCCAGTTGATAACCCTGATTCCATTTAGATTCCTGTCCCTGTGCCGCCAACTGCTGTGCCATCTGTCTGAGATCGGCTAGTCGGCTGGACTCCAGGGTGCCGCGGCGTGATTCTGCTTCCTGCTGCTGCCTCCCGGCCTCTGATTGAGAAGTGGCCAGCGTGTTTGCAATAGCCGCCAACTTAGCCGCTTTTTCCTGCTCCGATTGTGTTGCCTGCTGCATGATTGGAGTTGACAGTTTTTCAGTCTGCCAATCAACTACGCCGGACCTTCCCATTCCCCTGGATATGGCACTTTCCAGGGCACTCCTGCGGGCCTCATCAAGTAAAGATTGCGTTCTGGCCGGGACTCCGGCATAGGCTGCCTCAGTTGCCGCCTTTTCGTTGCCATAATTAGTTTGTGTATTTGCAAGACGGGACTGAATAGCCGAAAGTACCGGGTCTACCTGGAGTTGTGCGTACTGCTGTGCCTGAGAAAGTAATTCGCTTTCTGTCGGTGCTTTATAGGTGGATGATTGATTTATCAGATCCCGAAGCAGGCTTTCATATGGAACGCTGTACTGCTGTGCTCCTTGTGCTGGTGTTTGTGTAGTCGGCGTTACTTGTGGTATACCGTACTGCTGTGACGTGATTCCCTGGGCGGTCGGTGTGGACTGTGCCGTGGACTGTACCGTTCCCAGCTTTGCGCCGGTAGTGCTGCCATACTGGCTTGACACCCCCATGGCATCCCGGACCTGATTAGCCCAGCGGTGGGCCGCTTCAGCACCGGCAGTATCGCCGGCAGCCGTCTTTTGAGTATAGACCTGCCCAGCCCTTTCAGTTTCTGCGTTTCCTGCGTTGGTATCTGTCTTATACTTGTTTAGATTGTCCTGCCAAGTTGGAATTTTGGGCCGTGACACTGCAGGCTTTGCATAGCTTGAGTTGCCCCCAGAACCGGAATATCCCCCAGCAGCGTATTGTTTGGCAGTTGATTCACTACTTACCGTGTGTGATATGCCATACTTATCCTTGTAGGTGTAAGACAATTTATAGGCCCCCTTTCTTCGACATTATTAGTTAAAGGTAAGATTATTGACCAGAAACCTTTTTTCCGACAAACTCAAGGCTATTAATCTTTGCCTTGATTTCACCGTAACCATACCCGGCCATAATCAACCCAGCAACAAAAACCTCATAGTTTGCAGTTCCTTCATTATTGGCATATCCATGCCGCAAAGCTGATGTATTGTTACAATGATTGGAAAATAGTCCTTGACGCAATATGCAAACACAGGAACTTTTAACTTATCGGCATAACCCAATATCTCCTTGGAAACCCTGTGGCCTATTAAAGCGCAATTTTCATAGCCCATTTCAGCGGCATAGTTAGCGGCTTGCCTAACATCCTTTCTTTGGATACTGTCTTTTTTAATCTCAAGTAGAATATCTACATCTCCGACAACTAAAAAATCTGCACCTAATTCTCTTTTGAAGCTCTTGATCTTATTTTTTGTGAGTAATCCGGCTAAGTGCCGTTCGACAACATCACCAAACGCTTTTTCTAATGCAAATGCATTTCCCTGAAAAAGCATTAAGTAGTTATTTATTGCTAGCTGGCCTTGAGTTGCGGCTAGGGCAAAATTATCCACAAATGGCCTATAGAGTTGTACTGCACGTGCCAATTCCTGGTTGTAGTCCTCCACCAATTGCTCGTACTTTTTAAATTGCTTGCGCTGAAGCATTATTATTGACGCTTTTTCTACATCTTTCCTTAGTGCCCACAATTCCTGCAGATCCTCCAATAAATCATCGTTAAAATTTGGCAACTGTCCGCTGAATTGAGGGGAACTCATGGCCGCATCAATCATTTATTGGCGCGCTGTTTTGCTTTCAACCAGGATTAAGTCTTTCACTGTAGCCCTCCCAAATTTTATTTCCTCCATATAAAAGGACCCCTCAAAATTGAGTAGTCCGGCAAAATTAAAACCCGCTCAGAGGGGCGCTGGAGGTTAGGCGCTTTAGCGTGTCGACTCGCTTTCTGAACGGGTATATTTGGTTATGGAATAAAAATAACCGCCCTTGTTAGAGCGACTGTTTCGACATTCTTTGTCAAAGGAAACACCTCCGGTCTGTCGAATAGTGTCTGTGCTGGAAGACATTACCGATAGAAGGGAGGTGTAATTTTATGGAAGATAAATTTGATTTTCCAAACGAGATTCCAAAGTGCTTAGAAAGCAATGTGTCTCTCAAGCATACTACAGTAGTTGCCATGATCGATATAGCTGAAGCGTTTAGTAATTTTCACAAAGAAAAGGGAGATGGAAAACGCTCAAGAGTAGTATTTTTAACTACACACGGGTTTGTTAGTGGTGACATAATGGAAATTGCCGAAAGGGCAGAGCCCCGAAAAACCGATCTCGGGTATACGGTTGACGTGGGAACCTATTTATACCACTCTAGAAATGTCACTCTTGTCGAAGAAGAAAAGAAAGGTCAACTAAGTTTGTCTGACGCCACGAGATTTGTACACTTAAAAAACGTCACATTTGCTAGTCTAACAAATACACGAACACCATTAGATGAAATGATTCTGTTTACCGACCAGATTCTAGGAATGATGATTGAGCAAATTGACACTGAGTAGTTTAGATGCGATTACTTGAACTTCCTCTTTAGATTTTAATGTCATGTTCTCTGCTTTAAAAATAGCCCGCTTTTCGCGGGTATCCTTTCTTTTTTGCGTATTTTTCTGCATACTTTATCACCATCCTTTCAAATTAAAATAACCGCCATCTTTCAGCGGTCATGCACTGTAAATTATTACCCTGCTTTGTGACAAATTACCTATTTTACTGTTTTCTGTTTACCGACCACCACTTTTCGCGATAGAATGAAGGAAAAACCAAAGGAGGTTTTGTCCATGCGTTTACATAAAAGTTTCAAGCAAAAAATCGCCCTGCTCCTCGTAGTGCTGCTTGCCCTGGCCGGGTGGCCGGGGGTTGGGTATAGTGCCACCCCGGGAGAAATTACCCAAAGAATAATGTATCTTGGTGATAAAGTAGATTACTTTAATGCTAACAGTCTATTTAGCGACAACGAAGTTTACTCCGTGTGGGTGGACCTTAACAGCATATCAACCACCGGCTCTGTGACATCTTATACGTATGAAAATGGAAATGCAATTCCCCAGGTTGGCCAACTAACAACCAACCCGAGGACAAGGGATTCAGCGGTTAACAATATGAACAGATACATACTCGGGGACATTAGGACCGCATACATGGCAGAACCCTTCAATTGCGCTATCTGCTTGGCTTCATTTGGAAGAATGACCGTCCCAACCTACGTTTATTCATCGGGAAACGGTAAGGATTATGCCATGGATGAAATTATCCAGGCCCTTCCCACAATATTCAGTATTGAATATGTTACTGATGGCGGTGGTGGAGATTTTTCAGTCGCATCCACTACAATAGCGCCAACGCTTCCCCAACCCAGTCAACCAATAACGCTTCCCGTAGCAGAACAGGCCATAAGCGCCATGTTTTCGGTCAGTAGTACAATCCTTACATTAAGCAGTAGCACCTCCGGCAGCGAAACAAAAACCGTAGAAATGGACGTAGCTCCGGAGATTATAAATGATAGAACATATGTCCCCGTCAGGTACCTTGCCTATGCCCTCGGTGTCCCTGAATCTGGTGTCCAGTGGGACGATAAAACAAATACAGTCAGCATAACAAAGGACAAGACCACAATAGGAATGACCATTGGAAGCAGATTCCTAAACGTCAACGGTAAGTCCAACGTGATAGATGTTCCACCCTACATTAAGGATGGCCGAACAATGCTCCCGGCCCGGTGGGTGGCCGAACCACTTGGGGCAACTGTTAACTGGGATCAGGAGAAGCAACAGATGGAGATTGTACTTCCCTAGGCACAGGAGACACCGGTACCGAGTCAGCAGTAACCCCTGCTTTTAACCTTTCTTTTAATGATTTCAGGGCCTCGGCTTCAAGCTTGAGGCCCTTTACCATTTTTACTATTTCGGCTAACCTTGTATCTATTTTTTTGAGTGCATCTTCGGTTCCTGTTGCGCCATCTACCCTAATCATTTCCTGACTCGTGATGATCAATCCGCCTTTTTCATTGTCCCACTCTATGGACTCTTGCCTATTCATAGCAAACCATCCTCCCAGTTAGAAGTTAAAATGTCGCCTTCAGGATCAAACTCTTCCATTCTTACGCCAGCATATCCTTTTCTGATCATCGATACCTCCCATGCGAATTGATAACTGCTTTGTCCACTGTCCCTTTCTTTTATAACGAAATAGCCATCACCAATTTCCGCAACAAAAATATCTATGTCAGCATACGGGGTTACCTGAATAATCCACGGCGTAATATCGGATTTGCTCTCAATAACCTCGCTTAACATAGAATCAACGACTATCTTGCACTCGCCATTATTTAGAGTGCCTATGCCCTTGTCAACAAACCAAACATTTGGCGACTCCATGGTATAAACCGATCTCTTACCATAATTTATGGTTTCATTTACGGAGTCCTTTACCCCGTCTGCGCCAATTTTACCGTGTACAAAAAAATATTTATCTACTGATGATGGCGAAGCCGTTATTTGTCCGCTCGTATCAAAGGTCATTTTATTATTCGGCCCCACAAGCGCCAAAGGTCTGCTATTTTGGGATGTTAATCCGGCATGCACTGTCCCACTAATGCTGTAGTTCCCTGTCAGTCTCACATACTCAACATCGTTGTCATAGATGGATATGTTACCAGTAGTGCCGCCAGAAACAATTTCAACGCACTTCTTGTTAGCGTAAATTACCCTTAACATATTCGGCGGCACAAGCTCAATGTAAGCCGTATCTGTTTTCGCCCCGGTCCTGAACAGCGAACTATATAAAGTGCCGCCGACAATCTCCTGCCCAATACTCCCGTCATCCAGTCTGCCAATTAGCACCTTCCTGACTGCCCCGTCCCACACCTCAATCCCCTGTCCTGTCAGGGGATCCTGTAAAATAAACCGCCCGTTTTTACTCCACAACCCAAACCCCCGCACCGTCGGCTGCAAATTCCCGGCGCAGCTCATCAGGTATGTGGTGTACTCAGTCACTGAAAGAGGTAGCCCGGTAGCGTAGTCGGCTTGGTGCTGGGCAAGGGTTTCCGCTATGTTCAGCACGGCGAAGTCGGAGAGGATGCCGTTGGCCGGGTAAGACGTACCGGTATTGAATCCTACATTCATGTTTGCAGGAAGAACTCCAACCGGTTCAGTGTATGCTGTATCAACTCCGATCTGGGCACCGTTTACACATAGGCGCAAATTTGAGCCGTCACCAGAAAAGGTGATGTGATAGGCTGAGTCTAAAACTACTACATTTGTATCTGTAATTGTCTTTACTACTCCCCCTGTATTTGTCCTGGCATAGATATGACCCGTTGTGTCAATGACAATAGCATAAAAATTGATACCATCAATATAGTTCACCCATAGCATATTATAGGTAACATCCTGCTTGTCTTTCGGTGTAAATTTCAGTTTTACTGTCCAACTGCCTTTTGTAAATACGCCTGCGTTTGGAACGGTCGGGACTTCAGTAGCACGGGCAGTGCCGGGGAGCTGCCAGGAGGTGGTATAGCCCTTGTTTTCCAACTGACACCCGTCAACATAGAAACTTAGCGAGGCAGTTGAATTACTAAGTCCAAATTCCAATTGCAGACTGGTAGTTGCCGCAGTTGGGGTAAAGGTGATACTTTTCCTTTCCCAAACACCGCTGGCTGTAAAATATACAATATAAGGTGAGGGTCGCGTACTGTTTGTAACATCCCAAATAACAATACCTATTGGTGTACCAGCAGGAGCTTTAAAATAAGCAGAAAAAGTAGTTGCGGTGGAAATTGCTGTCCCGGTCCAATCAATATGTGCGCCCTGATAGGCCGAAGTCCCATTAGTGGTAACTTTTAAGCTGGCACTTCCGTTCCAGTGCTCTACCGTATCTCTAGCGATAACCGCTCCTGCGGATAAGTCCTGTCCTCCCGCCGCAAATCCCGTTGTATCAGTCTCCACACTAGCCTGATTCGCCGTCAGGAGGTTGGTCGTCCCTTCTTCGACCGTTACACCCTGTTGGGCGTAGTAGACTTTAAAATCCAGGTAGCGGCTGGCTATAGCTGAATGATTCCGTAGTCCAACGCCGCCACCAGTAAAAGCGGTATCAATGACGGAAATAACTTTCACGCCGTCAAACCATGCCTCAAGGCGCGAACCATGCAGGGTGAGCTTTGCTGACTTTGATGTGCCCCTGGTCCATGCGACATTTGCCGTTGCTAAACTGGTCAGTGTCCCACTCACACGCTTATAAAGTGTCAGGTTGCTTGCTGGGGAGGCCCCAGAATCGTCAGACAGTGCCAGCAGATAGTAGTTATTGGCGTCCTGGTATCTTGTCACAATCCCGCCGTCCTGGGCCTGGTCGGTATTTATTATTATGTCGCAGTCCTGCTGGAGTAGATTGTTTTTTAGTAATGTCGCCTGTGTACCGCCCGTATAGGTAAGCACCCCTCCGCTTACCGCAGGCGTTCCAACCACGTCCCCGCCCGAAGTATACTCCGCCGTCAGCTGGTCAGCATCAAACAGATCCTGCCACACCGGGCCGGGTAGCGCGGCATAGGGGTAACGTGTAGCACCGGAGGCATAAGACACGCCGTATTCATCGAAGGCGGTAGAGGGACGGGTGAAGGCGGCGAGAAGGGCGGCCAGGGCTTCGTAATAACCAAAATGCCCCCTTAATACGCCATTAAAGTCGTATGCACGAATACCGTCACCGAGGAACTTGGTATTCCCTTTTTCATCAATAATTTCCACCAGGGAGCTATTCATGCGGCCCCCACGAATGCCGGTTTCATTTAGGTATACTTGCAGTTTAGAAAGAGCCCGCTGGATTTCCTCAAAGTTCTCCCGTAGAAGCATTGGGGTCGTTTCATCAATCTTGCGGATCTCATTAGGTATGTCAAGAATAGGGTATTTAGTCGCCATGTTTTCACCTACTTGGCCTTTTTAAGTTTGTAAAGCAATTCGAAGCCGGAAAGTGCAAAGTCCTGGTCAAGCACAGCATGACTAAACTTCGGCTGGAGGAATCGGCCTTTTCCGCTTGTTATAACGTATTTACGCACATCATTAAGGTCTGTCGCCGCCGCAGGAGCCTGATATGCACCATAGTTTATTCGATAATTAAATACGGCATCATTTAGACCATTGGCATCCACAGCAAAAGCCTTCTTGAACTTTTTCATTCTCACCGGGTCCCCGCCGTCAAAGTTCTTGCCGGTCCAGTATGCTGATATGGCCGCGCCCATATCATTAAATCCCGTGTCCTGCTGAACCACATAGCCTTGTGTGGCGTGGCCAGTATAGGTTTTGACGCTTGCCCCGTCGTTATAATCAATCATGCTGAAAGCTTCAGTCCCACGGAATATCCACCATGCTTTAGTTTGTTTGTCTAAAACAAGCACCAAGTTGGGCGTTGTGCTTGCGCCCTCCGGGACGTGGAACCACAGGTAATTCCCAAGGCGTCCCGCCACGGATGAACCAAGAGAATTTTTATTTACCCCCGCCCATGTCAGAGGGATGGTATTTGCCGTAAGGTCAACGGATTCAGAACCGTCAAATTGAAAGATGCCGTCCACGCTGATATAGTTAAAATATAGGCCATCCACAACCCCGGCTCGGGGACCGGCAACACCGTGTTTTGACTCTGCCTTAAACTGCTGAAAATCGCTTAACTCTGAGCCGGTAAGTTTGTGGATACTTCTTTTCTTGCAAACAAGAAGCATCCTCCTATAACTAAAAAGTGCTGATAGTTCATCTCCATCGCCCTTGTCAAAATCCGCCGTATTGACTGCAGGCCATGACTCCGGGGCGAAATCATCACTCCACCGGATGGTATCGGCATCTGCAATACAGAATAGTTTCTCATAGTGTAATACCGGGCATTTCCCGGTAGCCGGGGCATTCGCCAAGGCTGATACGGTAGTCCCGTCATACTTCCAGGGTGCATCCACGCCGTTCATGCCTACCATGTAGCTGACGCAGGTTTCAAACAGGACCTGCGCTGACGTGTTGAGGCCAGTTTTCCCGGTGGATGTAAAAGCGCTGCCGGTCCAGTAATACATTGTTCCGTCTTTGAAAACGGCAATCAGCTTCCGGTTTGTGACCGGATCGCCATAATAATATGGGTGCAATCCAAGCACTGCGGTACTAATTGCCGCGCTGTTAAGTTTCGCCTGGCCCTTGCGTTTTTGCAATCGGCCAACGGTTACAGCTACACAGTTCTGCACATCAGTACATTGGTTGTCCGCGATCAGATTGTCGTCCAGCTTATCGTTCTTGCCCCCGGAAAAATCCACAATAGGCCATGGAGTATAAGGCATCTACCCCGCCCCCCATACCCTGCGAATTGTCCTTGACGCCTGAGTGGAAGGAAAGACCTTCGCCAGTTCCCTGATCGCTTTTTGCTTGAACATCTGATACTCACCCATGAGTCTGGCGGCATCCCCGTTTTCCTCGTCGTCGTAAGACTTATACCGAGAGGCCACGTACAGGCTCATTGGGTAATGAAATAAGGTGTGCACAGCCGGTGTTTCAGTAAGGGCTGCAATGGCGACAGGGACTTTGTAATATTTAATTGTGAACGTGCCGTCAACGGGAAACCTGATACTGCCGTCTCTGACGTCGAAGATCCCACGGAAGCTTGCCCCGTACCTATTTCCGAAGTACGGGTTGTCCTGGCCGCTTTTCTCGATCTCGAAAATCTCAAGGAGGTCTGCCGGCAGGGCGTACCAGGTGTCTGCTACGGCCGCTATGGGAGTGGCAGTGGCTACCACCCGGGCGTCTTTACCGATGTCCATGATTAGACACTCGTTGATGAATTTGAGGGCAGATGTAGCGTCAACGGTGTCGCCCTCAGTATGATAGTTCGCTTGAGTTTGAATTTCGGTTCCAGTCAATAAAATAACCTCCCTTCCGGAGGACGTTTTTATCTAGCAATGTTAGCGGGTGTAGCCGTTCAGAGCAACGCTCCCATAAACCCCTGCGGTTCCACTGGCCGCCAGTTCAGCCGAAACAGCCGCCCCTTCAGCAAACTCCAGTTCAAGGCCCTCCAGGGATAGGGAATTTACTACATCCAGGGTGACCTTTGCGGTTGTTCCTTCTTTTATAACCAATGTTTTGGTAGCTGCAGCACTAAACCCGGCATATATCGCAGTAATTACTTGTTTTGAGTTGGTGTCTGCGGCCTTCGTTGCCGTGGACAGGGCATTGTCTTTCCTATCCGTTGCATACCAAGCGGTTTCCGGTATCATTTTTATCCCTCCAGTCCCCTACGGAATAATGTGGTATCCCAACTATCCTGTCGAATTGCTCTATTGTCATTGACTCAATGGTGTTTGATAATTCCCTTGCCTTCCGGCGCTCCTCTTCATCCTCTGAGTGCTCAAGTTCCCGGATAAATTCTTCCAGGTTGCGCCGCTGAAGGTCGCCCTTCTTTAGTGCGGTCAGTATCCGGGCATCCAGCCTATCCACTGACATAATGTGATGCCCCTGCCCGTTCCTTTTGGTGCGCTTAACGTGGTATTTGCGCTTTGACCGGTCGTACTCGATAAAGAGAGCCGGGTCAATTTCCTTTATTCGTTCTTCAATTGCATATATGTCACCGAAAACTGACATAATTTTTTTACTCACTCCTTTCGTGTCTGTTGATTATCTAGTATGTATGATATATACTAGACATATAATACAAAGGGGGGGGTCGTATCATGGCTGAAAAAATCATAATGCTAAAACTAGATGAGGAACTTCATTACAAATTTAAGGTGTACGCCGCTACAAACAGCACAACTATGCAATCGCTACTTGAACAATACGTAATTTCATTGGTGAAAGGAGAGCAATAATGGATAAAGATGTATTGTATGACTTATATATCAACAAAGAATTAAGCATTAGAAAAATAGGAAAAATGTTAAACAAGGGTCGCAATACTGTTAGGCATTATCTAAGAAGTCACAATATACCCATGCGCACATTTGAGCAATCCCTTTTAGCTAAGGACGAAGCGATTAGAAGAAAAAATTGTCGCAATAGCGAACTGTCAAAGATGTTAGGTGGAAAATTTGGTCGACTTACCGTTATGTCCCGACAAGAGAACAATAAACACGGACATGGCATGTTTCTGTGTCGCTGTGAATGTGGCAATGAGATTATAGTGCCTACTTATCGCCTGACCAATGGTAATACCAAATCATGCGGCTGTTTTAAAAGCGACACACAAAGAGCACGGTTATTAAAACACGGATTTAGTTGTACCAGAATACACAGATGCTGGGATCGCATGATCCAGCGATGTCATAACCCAAAACATAAGGCATACTTCTACTATGGCGAGCGCGGAATTAGTGTGTGCGATGAGTGGCGCAACGCATCCATTTTTATAGAATGGGCATTGGCTAATGGTTATAGCGATTCTCTTACACTAGATCGTATAAACAATGACGGTAACTACGAACCATCTAATTGCCGCTGGGTTGACATGAAAACTCAAGCCATAAATAGGCGCAAATGGGGAACCTGTAAAATTAATCAATAAGGGAGAGCGTGAAGGCTCTCCCTTTGTTTATTAGGTGTTTTCATTTAAAATAAACTCAATCTGCAGAGTTGCGACAGGAGTATCTGCAGTGGTGCCGCCGTTTGTAACCGACAAGGTTAAAACATCACCCTCTAGACGGTCGGCGCTGGTAATCGCCCCCAGGGAGTTATAAACTCCCTTAGTGGGGAAGGTAGTTGTAGCATCATAGGTTTTTGTTGCAATCGCAGTAGATCCAACCTCAACCAGCCATATACTGGTGTTGGAAGCATCAATACCGGCACTGTTAGCCTCCGGGATGATGCCGATCTCTACGATGGTTATGTCCTTTGCGCAGCGAAATATCGGTATATCCGCAAGGTCTGCCGCTGCCGCAAGGTCGGCCACCTGATAGGTGACAATCTGTGTCTTGGCCGATTCTGATAGGTTTCTCGGTGTGATCAATTAGTTTCACCTCCATTTATTTAAAGGGGTCAGAGAGGGCATTAAAGCCCCCCTCCGGTTAAGTAGTAATCAGATCGTTCAGCAGGGCGTTTCGGTTGCAGCTGCGGCTACCGAGAGTGGCATATAGGAAAAGCACGGCCTCATAAGCATCTGACCCGGAGACACGGGACAGAATTGCACCATCTTCCTCCATCCAATCCACGTCACTCATGCGGTACAGGGCCAGGGTGCTTTCATCCAGGAAGTACATACTACCCGGCAGAGCGTGACGGTCAACGACGAGAGGTTTCCCATTATAATCAAGGGCTTCCCAGCCGCCGTCAAGCTTCAGGTTGTTGACAAAGCGTCCGTCAGCCTTTACCAAGGCCAGGTATTTCCTACGCTGAATCCTGTTGGTCAGGATAAGCGAAATTTCCCCGCCTTCTTCCTCGGCGGCATCCCACGCCATCTGCATCAAATCGAGAGTCAGTTTTCTAGCGACTCCGGAGTTTGCCAGCACATTAGCCTTCCAAAATTCGTTACCTGCGGTGGAACGGTTAATACCTCCCACCAGAATCCCGCCAACGGTGGGGTTGGCATTGCTTACGATACCTTTCAGCCCTTGCATCTCACGCAGATAGTTGCCATACCGGACAACAAGGTCGTTGTCCAGGATTGAAGCATCCAGGGCAGCAGACATAGTTGCTGCGGTAGTGCTGGCCTTCGCGGAAATAAGCAGGTTGGTGGCCGCTGCCCTTGCATCACCGGCAGTAGTCGAAGCCGGATCAACAATGTCAATCCTCATTCCCTTCTGCAGGTACATGGTGCTCGGGTTGTCCACGGTTAAGGTGGTGCCGGTGCCGGGGTCGGTATTAACCAGACACAGAACTCCGGTGCCGTCTCCGTGCAGCTGGCGGTTGATATCGTCTTTCAGGTCCTTTGTGGCCCCCTGAATTTCAGCGTCAACGGCCTTGACAAAAGCATATTTATCCTTGCGGGATGCCTTTATGGTCGGACCGCTAACCTGTATCCGGGCGTAGTTATAGGCGCAGTTGTAAGTAGCATCGGCGTATCCCTGGTTGCCGGCAGTCGGTAGAGTCCCGCCGTCACCCCGGGCACCTACGCCGGAGTTGCGGCCGGTATGCAGGGGAACGGTGGCTTTCTTACCGCCGACATCCTCCTCATTTTTCTCTAGCCGCTTCATCAGAATAGTTGAGTTATTAATCTGGTCCTGAATGGTGCCCAGATAATCCTCTTTTAGAATGGCATCAAAATTCGTAAGGTTCTGTCCCATGTGTTATCACGCTCCTTAATTTTTAACCAGACGCACCGGAAAGCCTTGCTAGTGCGGATTTCCTGGCATCTTGGAATGATTTTGGTTGATTAATTTGGATTATGGGGGACCCTCCCCCACTGCTTGCACCCACGGGAAGCGGCGCCTCACTCTTGGCCGTCTTTGTTTTTACGTATTCGGCTATTGCCTCGCCCTTGGCGGCTTTAAGTTTGGTATCCATCTCCGTTTTAAGTGCGTCCATTTGCTTCTGCAGACTGGCCACAGAGTCGTCGTGAGTCATGACCTTATATGCCTTTTCAGGGTCAAGGATGTTGTTGTCAAGCATAAACTGCATGACCTTCTCTCCGTTAAAGGCCTCTCCGTGCTTCTGTGAAAGCGTGCCTAGCTGTGTAACCAGCCAGTTATGTGCCTGCTGCTCAGCCTGCTCCCTACTCTGCTGCTCACGTGTGTTGATTTCTGTTTCCAACTGACGTATGCGGTCCTCGCGGGCAAGTACTTCTGTGTCTTTGGGCTCAACTATGCCGTTATTTTCGTAGTACTGCTGCAGTTGGTTAATGGTCCCTATCGGGTCCCGCTCGAAGGACTGCCATAACCCGAGTGCCTTGTCGGCTTGCTCACGGTAATCCTTGGCGTTTTCGGTCTCCTTTTGCAGCTGTCGCCTTTCTTCTGCAAGCTTTTGTGTCTTACGGCTGTAATCCGCCTGCATCATGTAGCCCTTTTCCCACTCAGCAATCTGCTCCGGTGTGACTTCGCGTCCATCGGCCAACTTAAAGGCGGTCGGTACTTCTCCCAAGGGCGTCTCCAGTGACTTTTCCCCTTCAGCAGGTTCCGTTTTTACAGGAGTGTCCAGCGTTCCCTCATCTATTTTCTTCTCGCCGGTTTCCTGTTCGCGGTTAACCTGTTGTTTACGTAGAAACGGGGCGTTGGCGAAGTCCTCCCGCTGTATAAACGGGGTTTCGCCTGCCCCTGGTTCCGGTGACGCTACGGGTGCTTCTGCCCCGGCAGTTCCGGCTGTATCTCCACCGGTCCCCGTTGATAAATCTCCGGTTTCGATGTAGCATCCCCTGGTCGCTTTGTTCATCATTGCGCTGTGTCCAAACATGTGTTTACCCCCTCAGCACTGTTCACTTTTTGAGCTTGGTGCATATTTTTTGAATTTAAAAAGCGGCTCCCATGTGGGTTAGCCGCTTAAACTGGTTTATATTGACGTGACCTCTATTTCCCGCCTTTCTGTCCTCTGTCTTTTCCGCAAATGCGGAGGCCGGGAACGCTGAGGAAGGGCGTCCCGGCCCTGGTAAGCTTGTTATACTGGAGGCATCCCACCACCATTAACGGCGTTATAGGCCTCTAAAATCGCCCCATTCTGCTGCTCTGGAGGCATCTGCTGAATCTGCGTTGCTATCTCAGGAGGCAACTGCCCCGCAAAGGCTATTAACTCTTCCTGTGAGGGTATGGAACCTCCGTTTGGCACCTGTACCCCCTGCTGAATATTCTCCCCTCCTGGAGGTGCTGCTGTGGGTCCGGGAGGCGGCTTCATAAATCCCTGATGTGCCGCTATATGCTCGTTGAACAGTTGCTTAACCTCATCCGGGTAAGTCTCGTAGTCAGCCGTCTTTCTGACTCTGTTGTGTTCGTACAAATGTACCTCGTGGTTATGCCAGTCCTCCGGCATTGCTGGGGCGCCCTCTTTCATTTTTTCATTTTCGCGCTTGGCCTGGTTGGAATCCAGGGCGTTGTCCTGGTAAATATCGTCCACAGAGCCAAACTCCATGTATTTAAGGGCCTTGGCAAAGTTGCGCTTGCCTGTGTTCGGGTCGTCGAAGAATCCCTTGTCCAGCATATCCATGACCATGGCCTGCTGCGCTACTTTTGACCGTGGCATGGCAGAGCCCGGTTCCACCCCAACGTCTACATTGGCATCGAGATCAGCCTTTTTAAATTCGATCCACTCAACCTTGTTATCCTCGCCTACGATGGCAAAGCCGCGATCTTCATCGTAATTTTCCTGACACAACTTGAAGTCTCGCTTGAACACCTGAGCGTATCCGGCCTCTACCAGGGCAATCAACGGCCTCACAACATCGTCGTCTTTTTCTTGCAGGAAACTAATGGCAATGCCGCTCTTGGCGTTCGGAGTCTCCTTGCCGTAGCTGACCTTGTTTAGTAAGGGTACGATCTCAAACTGTGCGTCAAGTATGTTGATCTCTTGAAAGATGGCAGGGTCAAGCACAGGAACCTGTAAAACGTGCGCTGCCTGCTGCATATTAGCGCCTGGTATTTTGGATTCAAGCAACAGGCCCGGCTCAGTAGTCCACTGGTCAATGTCTATCACACTAGGGTCCACAATGGTCGGCGGGTCGTTGTAATAGTCGTTATGCATCTCAATTTTGCTTAAGAGATGGTTCCACCGGCGTTGCAGGGGGATAATATCTTCGATAACCCCCTTGTACCAAAACCTGCCGGGCAGCTCGATTAGGCCGAAGTGTACCAGGGCGATTTCTGTGCACTCTTCCTCGTAGGACAATAAGGTTTCGCCTGCCCACCGGAATATAAGGCCCTTGGGAAACTTTTTGCACGGCAGAATGTACATTTCCTTTACGATAACAGTGTTTTCAGCCGCTTCCCTCTCCGAAATAGAGCCGGACTGTACCGTCTGATTGATAGTGTTTTGTATCCGCACAAACCGGGTGTCATTGTCAGGCTCCACTTTTTTGCCGTAAAGGGCCTCAACCTCGTCTACGTCCATGATCTCGGCATCCCCGCACATCTGCATATCCCGCATTTTGGTTTTTCCAGGCTGCGGATAGACGTTGAAGGGGGAACGCAGCACCAGATCCGTGTCGCCAAGGTTAAATTCCACCCTTTTCTGCTGCGCCCCGGCCTTTATTTGCGGCATTCCTTCCGAGGTTAGCCCGGCCTCGGTGTCCATGTCCTGCAGATCAACAACCTTTTCTCCCTTTTTGGGGTTCCAGAACTGCTTAAAAAAGACATTTCCAGTAGCCACCAGCCAGCCGGCCATTTCCGGGTGAATCTCATCCAGCTTGAGCGTATTCCAGTGGTTTTCCTCGAGTTTTATTGCCGCCCGGGCCGCCTGAATGTCACTCTCCTCCCTGGAATGTGCCTTTGCGCTGGGCATGGGCTTATTTTTGGTCAGTTTGGCCGTCATGGTCCGGTAAATCGGCAAGATACGGTTGTCTACAATACGGATTACCCACTCGGGATCGTAGTCAACGTTGATCCTATCCAGGTTGCCGGTGTGCCGGTTGACGTTTACAAGCTGGTCCCCGGCTATAAAGGCTATGTTAAGGAGCCAGGTCATTTCAAGCCTACGTTTTGCCTTGGCTGAACGCTCGAAAAAGTCGTTACCGAAACTGATAAGAGACTTTTCGTCCTTTATGTCTTTTAGGTCCAAAGGTTTCACCTGCCTTTATCCAACAAAAAAACGGCTATTTGCCGCATTCTAACTACCTTTTACCTTGTTTAGTTTAGGATTTTTTGCTTTAGCCGCTGGACTCGCCTTCCGGCTGGAGGATGCCAAGATCGCACTGGCATTTTTAACCGGAATACCTTCTGATTTTGCTATTTTTGCGGCTACGGCCTTAAACCCGGGATGTTTATTTGCCATTCTCCACCTTCCTTGCCTCCTCGGACACCTTGGCGTTGTTTTGGCCCTTGGATATTACCCTGGGTGTCACACTTTGTATCGCCTGGGCCTGCTTTACCTCTGTTAGGTCGCGGGCCATGAGACGATCAACCAAGTCCCTGCGCTCTGCAGCGTGACTTTTCAGGAGGTCGGCCACGAATGCGGAGTGCTCTTGCTCCTTATAAACAATAAAGCGGCTGAACACAATTAAAATAGCGCCTATAATGGCGCACAGGGCTAGGAATGGTATTAGGGTGTAGATCATCATAGCACTTCCTTCACTGCCGCAAATAGGGCGTTGATGAGGTCGCTGGCTGGCAGTATACCTAAACAGATTTTTGTAAATACACTTTGCAGCTGCAGCAGGTCTTTTTCTGCAAGTAACTCAATAGCCTGACCGATACTGAGGAGGGGATAGCACTCATCCTTGCTATGTTCCAAGGGTGAGCCCGTACCGGTAGCCATGAATGTTCCATCACCGAAAATATGGGTCACTATTGGTCCCAGTGGACCTATGAGACCGCTAGTGTTTGTGCTTTGCCAAACAAACATGTCCCCGAGTTTAGGCTTCCACCACTCCCGCAGCCCCTCCCGCTGCTCCGGGGTCAGCTCTTGCAACTGTACAGGCGTGATCGTTTGTTTCACCAAAACCATCTCCTCGCAGATTATTCCCGGGGAAACTTATCCGTATCGCTTGTATTTCTTGCTCTTTTTGTCCTTAATCAGGCTTTCAATGTGGTCGTGGATGCGGGCGGCGTCGCCGGTTAGCTCGGGTTTTGGAATTTTAACCTGTGTTGTTTGCTGCGGCCTTATCTCATTTGCAATCATGTCAGAAAACAAAACATCATCATGTTTCCCCGACTCCGCATCAGGCCGGTTGTTTTCGTCGTAGACAAAGGTTAGGCACTCATCAAGCATTGTCAGGTCGTTAAACAGTTCCGGGTGTTCTTCGATGAGAGCTATTTCCTTGTCGATAATAAGGGGCCTAGTGTTTCCGTCTGTCCTCCAGCCGTATTTTTCAAGCAATTTGTTTGACTTTATGTCATACTGCTTTCTGCGGTACTGCAGGGGATAATTGAGCCTTTGCAGCTCTTCAATCGGCCCGGTGTTCCAGTTCATCTCAATTCCGATCAGTGCATCGTTTAAGTGCCGCCCCAGGCAGTACATTTGATGCGTGTAGGGCTTGCTGTTTGATACCTGCATGCGAATCACAGCGCACCGGTTGCCGGTGGCGTTGTTTATCACCGTCCCGGCATAGAAGTCTTTACCCTCACCTTTGGTGTCACCGCCGATTACATAGGGGTAATTATCCTTCCGATCCTCGTAGATATTAATAATGCCATTGGCATTTTCCACGAATCTGATTGTATCGTCCTTGATTTTGTCCTGTGTATCCGGGTCGTTCCACTCGAAATAAAAAGAACCCCGTTTCGGGGGCTGCTCTGTGTATAGCTTTTTAAGGTACTCTTTACGCTGGACTATGATGTCCTTATCAAATACGCACCTACCTGAGGCTAAAAATGCCTCATCCGCGCTGCAGGGATACTCCTGCTTGATTAACTCCTTTATGTCAAGCCATTTGGTGTAGTACCAATAGACCTGCTCCCATGTAAGGCCGATAAACTCAATAAGCCACTTACACCGCTTGAACACCCAATCCTCTTTTGTCTCAATCTGGCGCTTAAACTCAGCCTGTTTTTGTGGACTCTCAAACTGCTGCACATATTCCGGCGTTTTCCACCACTCATAGAATTTTTGCTCCCAGTTCTGGCCATCGTCCCACAGGTCTTTAAACTCGTTGTAGCCGTTTGCCGTGGACTCTAATATTTGTATACTGTCTTTAGTAAGGGCCTGGCCCAGACCGGCAAGCATCTGCTGTAAATCAGTCCAGAACGCCGCCTCAGAGCCATGGAAGAAGTTAAGTGTCTTTGACCGGCCCACTCCTTTACTGCCAGCTGTGGCCACCCGCCAGCGTGAATTTAGCTTCTCGAAATGGAATTCGCGCCGGTTGTTGTATTTTTCAGTCGGCTTTATCCTCTCGGGCAACTGGTTGTAAGGATACTTTGCCTTGTCCTCAAAAATAGTCTCTGTGTTGTCGGAATCATCAGCCAGGGTAAACCCGGCAAAGTTTTTCTGCGTGATACTACAGGCCAGCTGGTAGGCTGTAATCACGGAGGTAAAGCCAGCCTGCCGGCCTTTTAATACCAAGAATTTGAGGTGCAGCCTCTTGCCCTGCCGGTAATCTTCCCGGGACTGGTTGAGGTCGTTTATAAATTGTCGCTGGACCTCGTTTAAGATAAAGGGCACGGTCTTTTTATCCTTGTCTACAATCACAAAGAGCATTTCGATGAGCAGTTCCGGGTTGTTGGCGATCTCTTTCCTGATACCCTTACTCTCTGGCCTGGTCACATATTCCGCAACAGACTCAGTGAAGTCCCTGTCTCGTTCAACACTTTGGTGGTTAACCCACAGTTCACGGCGTTTACTTATTATTTCGTAGGCTGTTCGCGCCATTTTTACCACCCTGTTTTAGTTCATAAACCTTCGCCCACCGGGAATTTTTAAACATGTCATGCAGAGTGCGGTTAATTCGCTTGCCCCGCATGAAAAGCCAAGGATTAAGGAAGTATTGCACTTCCCGGCCAACCACGTTCCGACCCATGACGTGTTTTTCTTTCAACCCCTGGAGCAGTCTGTCAACGGTCCTTTCTGACTGTCCCGTCTCATCTGATATATACGCCCTGTCAAGCGGCTGCCCGTTGCGGTGCTTGAGCATACCCGACTCATAACTGAGATATTGGACGAGATAGTATACGAGGGAGGTCTCAGGGCCGGTCAAGGTTTCGGCCAATTGCGTAAGTGGTTTAGTAAATGTTTTTATATACGCCTCATCCGGCAAAATTTCCACGGTGGCACCAAAATACTCCTTTGTCCGGGCTCTTACAATTTTGTCGCCGGTCCGTATCTCTCCGGTTTTTTCGCCCGTTCGGGGGTCACATAAAATTGCCCTGGTTTCCATATTTATTCCCTCCCAAAAATGGTGACCGCCAATTCCTGACTGTAAACCCCCCCTATGACCGCCATTTGCTGACGGTAATTAAAAAACCCTGGACACGTACTGCGCCAAGGTTTTGATGCCTGTTTTTTGGGGGTCTATCCCTCTTTATCTGTATTCTGATTAAAAAAGTCCTCCAGTTTTACCCGTATCGGCCCCCCATCCTTGCCAAAAACTTCGTGCGCTTGGGTGTCTTTCCAGCCGAAGTTGTTTGAAAGGGTAAACTTGGCACCATTACAACCATTTTTATCGTACAGGCGCGTCTCTGCATATTCCTCTATCCTCATCTTCGCGCGTGTAATAGTGTCATTAAACTCTGGCCTATCCTGATAATTTAATAAAGCCTGCCTGCTGTTTAACCCCATAAATAACGCCAATCCTGTTGCTGTTGGCGGCTTACTGTTTATAATTATAGGCTCTCCATATTTATCAAAAATGACATTGCCTTCATTGTCCTTTAATATTTCACCTTGGCAAATACCGAAATAATTATCAATAACGACTTGTATTTCCTCGGCAGACTTAAACTTTCTTGGCCTGCCGCCTTTGTCCTTATCTGCCATCCCGCCCAGCTCCTTTAAAATATATTTTGATTTATGTGTTGATATTCATCTTTTGATATGGTATACTTAATTCAAGGTAAAGAAAGGGGCGATAAACATGACAACACTAATTTCCTCCCAAAGATTTGTCGATGAAGAAATTGTTGCTCAGAAAATCGCTGACCAAGATTTTGAAGTACAACTCTCCCCGGTCTTTGAGATTGACAGAGAAGAATATCAGGTAATCATGGACGGCCACCACAGCTGTCACGCAGCCCTAGAAGTAGGAGTTGAGCCTACATATTACGAGCAAACCGCATCTGAAAACGATAGAATCAACCTGCTAAACAAGGACGTTGACCTGTTTTTAGAGGCTTGCTACCACGATGATGATTGGTACGATATTAAAACCGGAATTACTATTTGGTAAGGAGGAATTATTTTGAAATCCTACTGCACCCAGAATAATGGCGATTGCAAAACCTGCTCCCTCGTCAACTATGGTCGCGACTGCCGGAATAACCTCCTACACGGTGGCGCAAGGCCCGGAGCTGGCAGTAAAAAACAAGCTCCACCAGAAGCAAAGCGCAGGACCTTTTTACTCACAAATGATGAGCATTTAAAAGTCAGAGAGTTTATAGGGCAGATGAGAGCCGCCGAATAGGGCGGT